TTGGTTTGGTTTTAAAGTTAAGGGGGACCCTTGGCCCCCCTTAGTATTTATTATGAAAAACGTCGGATGCCTCCGATTTGTGGTGGGTAAGGGAACCGCCCCCTGACCCACCTATGTGTAAATGTATAAGAACGCTTACTGAACTAGGAATTCAGTTTTGTAAGCCGTAAGATTGGCTTTCATGTTTTTGAGGTCTGCCCCCTTGAGTTTGTCCATATCGATGGTAAATTTGTTTAGACGGTTCCGTACCTTCTGACGGAATGCCTTACGGGCTACAGTGTCCTTGCAACCCTTAGGGTAGATGTATTTGAGATCCCTGTGTATGATTACTTTCTGGGTAGTAGCCTTCTTGTTGGTACTGTCCAGTGTTTTCTTAACCGCCTCTGTTTTAGGCTTGATTACCTTTTTTGAAGTGATGGTCTTCTTTGATGTTGTTGCCATAGTGTCTGTATTAAATTTGCATTTTTAAATATAATATAAATATAATGCATTTTAACCACATTATATCACGATCTCGAACTTTTATTACCCAATGGACCTGGATGCACCTGCATTACCTGATATACCTTGATTTATATTCATTGCCTTCCCATCTTGGTACCCCATTGATTTACCCAGTTTTGACTTTAAATTTCTCCCACCCTTGGTTATCCTGATACGGGGGAATAATTCAGATACTGCCTTTTGCAGAGCTGCATCATTTACCACTACCAAGGTATTTACTTGTGGGCTCTCTTCCATCATCTTTTCCTTAGCATACCTTAGTTGGGAATCTATCCCAGTGCAAGCACCTAGAAGATACCCCCTACGGAATGCATTTCTCTTTTCACCATAGCATTTCCCTTGTTTCCAAGCAGTTACCTCCAGTACCCTTAATCGGGATTCCAGTTGCTCAGCAAGGAACTTGACGACTATCACGTTATCCTTTGTCCCTACAAGGTTTACGAATTTATTTTTCACACCCCGTTTCTCATCCCAAAAGGTGGTGTAAATCACACTGCAGAAATTATGGGTGGCCAATACCTGGTATAATCTATATATCCATTGCCCCTCATTTTTCTTGGCTGTAACTTCTCGATATATTGCCTTACCCATCTTTTGGGCAGAGTCTGGATCATGAGCAGTGATATCTGCCATTTCCAAGTTGTGTTTCATAAGCAATGCTTGGGCTTTCTCCATAGCATTGGCTGCTTCTGCAAGAGAGCCAACCTCTGTGGCCCCTTGATGCAGCGTGAGGAGTTTTTGGACTCTCTCAATAATGGTTTTGTGTTGTTCAGTCATAATATTCTCTTATGCGGGTTAGTCCTCTGTTTATGTCTGTCCCATATTTGACGATGATCCTGAATAGGTGTCTGATCTGTACCAGCTTCTTGAACTCGAGCCCAAGCGCAGTTGATATCTCTGTGGTGAGGAGTTCTTCGAAGTCTGAATGGTCTTCAGCAGACATATCGAGAATGGTACCTTCCATAGAGTCCTCGCTAAGATCATCAGCAAGGTTTTTTAGTTTGTTATACAAGAGTTGGTCCATAGTGGGTGGATTAAATTTTTATATTTTTATTAATGCAAATATATATATATAATATGCATATAAATCACGATCCTGGACTTTTTTATCCTTGTTATTCATTCCCGGGTTCCTCGCCCCAATATGTATCCTCTCTGTACCCCTCAATATGATCTTCAAGGTATTCCTGGATTTCGTCATCATACTCAGACGACTTATAATTAGCCTTAGCTCGATGGCTTTTTGTTCTTTGGCTTGAGAAATATTTGAATACCCATTTCTGACTATAGCTATCCCATTCCCAGTACCCATCACCGGGCCTATTAGGGGGTGGCGATGGAACATAACTATTTGTTTCCACCGTAGGTTCTGTCGTATTGAATTTAACCATGTAAACCGAGAAGGCTATACCTATTACAATCCACATGATTAATCTCATTAATGTCCAGTTAGGTTCTTTAGGTTCTACCATTAGTACTTGAGTAAATATTCCAGTACCTGTTGGTCCATAGCATCCTTCTTGTGAGCCTTGGCCTTGATCCCAGTATTGTGGTTAAGCTGATAGTTGAAAGCGTTGTACACTATCCAATCGGTTGGTACTAAGCCCTTTAAAGAATCTAGCTCTATCCCCATCCTATGTATTACGTCCTCCTTGAGAGTAAGGGGGAATCCAGTCTCCTCCACTACTTCTTCTATTCTCATCATCCAGTCTTTTACTGGTTGCTCTTGTAGCTCTTGATAGGGCTCAGTCATATCCTCCACCACTGAGAGGAACTCGGATGCCATCTCCATGATAGCACTGAAGGATGTTTCCTTACCTATACTCGGGGTGTGCATGGCTTTAATCTGTTTTACGTCCCCCTCCTTGATCATCATACCATTCGAGCAGAGAAGCCTGAAGAACCCCGCCATGAAGTTGTACTTGATGGACCCGTCGTATGAATTGATCAGAGTGATCTTCGGGAATATGAGATCCTCCTTAGTACCCACTGTGATACCCTTTTCTTTGATCACAAAATCTACAAAGAACTGTGACCATCGATTCATCCTGATAGATTTCTCGATGTTGTAATGCTTAGAGATCTCTGCTTCGAACTGTGGCATAATCTGATCATTCGGAACAAGGTGATAAAGTTCGGAGCAGTATTGTACTACCCGTTTTACCCCGTCGGGTTTAGTTACCACTATGGCATGGCTAATACCCGAAGGGTGGTCAAAAGTACCGTTCTGAATTTCAGATACGGGAACTTTTTCGACTGGAAAATAGATGTCATCGTTCATGATTGAATTTATTAAGTTAATACTCGTGATATTTACTTGGGGCTTATTGGGGCAGCCCCGATTCTTTTACTAGGGTATTTGTCTGGGAACCAAGCATGTTTATTACCGCAGGTCTCAAACATATAGATTATTGTCTTCTGAACCGTTTGAGATTTACTCCACCAATCCGGATAGATTGTAAGCATCAAGCGGTCCATTTCTGTTCCGAATCCCCCGGGAGGGGGGATATCGGATGCAATCGTTGGTATCATAGCAATGACCAAGATCAATAGTAATCTTCTCATATAGTAGCACCTAGTTCATCAACTTTTTTATAGTCCACTCCCTTGGCTCCACGAATGTTCTTATGGAAGTAAGAACCCTTGCTTTCCGCATTCGAGAACTGCTCATACCCGGCTCTTGTTATAGGCCAATATTGATATATGCCACCACTGGTAAATTTGATCTCCAGTGTCATACTCTCATAATCATACCCAATTTCGGATATGTTTGACGATCCCGTAATTGTAATCCTGTCCATAATTAATTTCTGTTTAATTCATTAGTGATTGATTGTAGGAATAATTTGTCCCAGAGGTTAGCCATGGCGTTGGGGTATCTATCAGACCACCAATGGCTGAAGTTATGTAGAATATGCCTGAATACGATCATATCCAATTCTTCTAGTTCGAATACCTTTTCGGGGTCGTCCATAACCCCTTTAAAATTGTTGATAGTGATAATCAGTTGAACATCAAAGTCCTTTCTACCGAACCCTAGGAGGGCCATTACATCCTCATAGGGTTCTCCATCCCCATCATTATATAAATCTACCTGTGTTAGGATATCGGTTAAGGAACTATACTGGAGGTTGCAGATTTCTCTGATTAAAATTCGCTGGGCTTCCGTGAGCATATATTTTATATTTTTATTAATGCAAATATAATTAATAAATAGACCTGTTATTCACCATCCTGGACTTTTTTATCCTGTGATATGGCTGGGCAATTTTTAACCCATTCCTGCCACCTAGCAAAGAACTTGGTTATACTCTTCTCGGGGTCCAGTTGTAATTGCCTTAGCTCATACCTGAACTTATCTCGTTCTGGGTGAGTCATATATGGTGGAAATTTCATCATCTCGGTTTTCTTAAATACCTCCTTGGGTTTGGCTGGTACTGGTACCTTGAATGACTTGTGGTACTCACCATTGAGGTATACCACTATCTTCTCATCATGCCAGGGTAGTAACTGTATCCCAAAAACTAACATAGGATCATATTTGTCCGATTTGGGATTCTTTGCTGGTTTATTCAGCATCATCATCCATTGGTATTTCTCCTGATGCCTATCCTTGATGGTCAATTGGTTTAGCTCCAGGGTATGTACGAAATCATACATCATAAACTTGAACCCAAGTGATCTTAGGTATGTGATTAGCTGGTCTTGGTCATCCGCATTCTCTAATGCCTGAGCCAATACATCCTCACGTTCTGAGGGGTCTATTACTACTTTCAATAATTTCTTTTTCTTAATACTGTTCAGAGGTAATACCCCCGTTAGTCTATCAAGGTATTCCTTTACCTTGGGTACGTCGTCCTTGTTCTCCAAGGTAAACTCAACTCGTATTGATCCATCCCAAGCATTCTTTGGTCCTGAGTACATCTCAGGGTCCTGAGAAACCATCCGGTCCTCAACTAGCCTAGCTTCCTGATCAAAAAGTTGTAATCTTAATTTCTTTTCCATTACATTATCCGTTTTAAAGGGTTAAAACTAGAATACCCCTGCTATAGTTGCAAGGGTATTCTAAAATATATTCTCTGGCGATTAATCTTCTCCTTCTTCTTCTTCGGTTTCTTCAGCAACTGGAGCAGATTTCTTTATGACTTTCTTTTTGGATGGTTTAGCTGCTTTATCTTCACCTTCGGGAGCATCAGCTTTCTTGGAGTCCCTACGCATTTTTGCCCTGTACTTCTTCTTGTCCTTGTCACTGACACAGTCAGCAGGGTATTCATACTTAGTAACTCGGTCTTTACGGGGCTTGAGATCTTTTGCAATTTCCTTGGTAATATCCATTGCTTCTCTAGCCTTCTCAACCTTGGCTTCCAATGCTTCCAATTTCTTGGCTACCTTTTCGTCCTCTACTGGTTTGTTCCGACGGATTTTGTTTTCTGTCTTGAACGTTCTAACTACTTCTTTCGCATCGGAAAGAGTGGTTTTTGCTGCATCAAGATTTGCAGTTGCTTCATCATAAGTTTTTGCCTTAGCCATAACATTAATAATTAAGTAAATAAATAAATGATCCTGTTGTTTATATCTGAATAGTATATTCTCTATACTGTTCTTTCGTTTTAGCTAGAAGTAATTATTACTCCTGGTCGTATAAATGTTATCTTGTGGTACACAATATTTTTTATATGCAGCTTTGTTAATGCCGTAGCCTCTTCCTCTGAAATATTCACGAAGTATAGGTTAAAATTTTCCTGGACCAATATCTGTGGGGTCTTCCTACTTGCTCTAGAACGTTTTCCCGAAACGTGGCAGATATTGCCTATTGTCCCGAGTTGTTTAGCAGACCTTTGAAGGGATTCTGCTTTTTCGATCAACTGTATTTTCCTCTTCTGGTAAAGGTCACCCTTTTTCTTATCTTTATATTCCCCCTCCAGTTTAGCAACCTCTGCTCTGTTGAGGGCGTATTTATCCGCTATTTCAAAGTATCTCATAATAACATTCTTTTGTTCTGGAATTTAGTACTGATCGCATGGTAGTATTCATGGTGGTCCGTGTTGTATTTCTTATAGTCTAATTTGTATGCTTCTTTTATCCAATTTTCTAACCTAAGCCAATATGCAACAGGCATAGCTAGTTTGTCTTTCAAATAAGTTACTATAGTATCAATCTGCAAGCGTAGTAGAACTCTAGAATATGTACGTATATCTTGGTAGCCCTTACCCTTAGCTTCATCTATCTTATTATATTTAAGCCACTTGTGATACTCAAAGTACCCCTCAAAAAATATGGTCATAATATGGGTCCAGAGTTCAACCCTGACCGATGGCCCTATAACCAGTAGCCCATGTATTACCTTATGATCATCATACCCTAATAAATCCCTCCACATCAGTTTAACCCCAATATATTTGGCCATGATATAGAAGAGGTCATAGTAATCGTCCCTCATGGGTTTATCCTCTGGCATTCTCCAGATTAGATGGCATAGCCTATCATCGGGTAGTGGGTAGTGGTTAATGCGTTTGTTAAACTTCCCAAGTGCATTGATGAATGCGGTTGTCTGGTCCGCAGGCATGATTGGTGAGCAAGTAAAATAACCTATATATTTTTTATAATTTTGCATATTGCAAATATATATATAATAATATGCATATAAATCACGATCTCGAACTTTTATTACCCGGTAATGGTATCCTCATTTTTATGGCGGTCATTTTGTCTCCCCTTTATTACGACTCTCAACTTAAATACAAGAGAAGTTAACTCCCTATCCGTTAAATCAAGAGTGAGAGCAAGGATCCTATTCACCTTGCTCCCACTATTTGAATCATTACCCATTATTTCTTTTTCTTCTTGGCCTTAGGTGGAGTAATTCCCAGTTCCTTAGCAATGTGCCTACGAAGTTTTTCTTCGTCTCCATTTTCGTCCTCATCGAAATCTGTAGGGTCAGTATCAAGGTTTTGTTCATCACAAAGTTCCTCTAATTCCTCAAAGTCCATTTCCTTGAGATCGTCCCAAGTATAAGAATCATCTTCTGCTTCTGGCTCTGCTTCGGGTTCAGAATCTTCCTCATCTTCCTCATCTTCCTCAGGAATCTCAATTTCAATCTCCTCGGCAATCTCCTTACGGAAAGCTATTACCTCAGCCTCGTCGTCCTCATCGAAATCTGTAGGGTCAGTATCAAGGTCATTATCCTTGACAAGGTCTTTAAGTTCTTCAAAGTCCATTTCCTTGAGATCGTCCCAAGTATAAGAATCATCTTCTGCTTCATCGGTTTCTTCCTCAACTGGAGCAGATTTCTTTTTCTCCTTCTCCTTCTTTGTGGCTTCAGCCTCTGGCTCATCTTCTTCACCCAATAGCTCGAGGAGTTCTTCCTTCTGAATTGATAAAGATACTACCTTGACAAGAGCTACGGTATCATCATCTAATCCGAGTAAATGATAGCCATTCTCTAGTTCAAGAGATTTAACAATAGTTTTCCCTTCCATCTGTTTCTGTTTTTTAAAGTGTTAATATTAACATTATGTATATAAATAGTATTCCCCTACTTAGGAATCTTAAATCCCACTAGAGGGAGGTAGGTGACTTCTTGTCCACCCCTGTATCCCCATGCAGGTAAGGTAATCATAAACGTTATGGTCATATAGGCCCATGTCAGCTGAGGCAAACCAGCATACCTCTGGGTATACTAGGTTTAGTTGTAGGCCAATAGTTTCTATGTAACTATCCGTGCCTGGGTCAAGATCAGTTTCATTCAACGGAACAAACCCTCTAGCTATAAATTCCCCCTCTACTCGGGTTAACTCCTTATTCTTGGGATTTCCTTGTGGGTACCTATCACAGTGGGACCTTATCCGCTTTCCCCATTTCTTATATATAAATAAAGCTACCTTTGCCTTATCATATAAGCCTACATCATGGTATTTATCTAGGCATCTAACTATATTTGATAAATGCCTGATATCCTTTATCCATTCATATTTCTTCTCGAAATCATGTAAGCCAGCTGTTGGTTCAGAATATACCCAGTGGTTTGAGGCATAACGTTTCATACGTTTCACGAAAAGTACGGGCTTATCATCCAGTATCTCCCATACTATGGTTTCTGTGACCTTTAAGTTACGCATTTTGGTTTTCATTTTTTGTCTGGTGTTATTTCGATGTATCTGACGCTGTAATTTGGTACTACACCCCGGCGGGTAATTGTACTTAGCAGTATGATGCCCATGTCTTCTATATTTGTTGACGAAATCCTTGAGCCCGTATTTTCTGGCTTGTTTATAGTTAATAATCTTGAAACTCTTGTCATAATATTTTTCCCTGAAATACAGGGCCTGTTGTTTAGTGTCTAAATGTTTTCGTACTAATACGGGGTTGTGATAGTCCCTTAGATCGGCTAAGTACCACTTCCATTTTCGGACTTTAAATCTCTCCCCGAATAGTTTATCTCTTGGCATTCTTCCTACGCCTTTTAAACGCATCCTTAAGAGCCTTAGATATAATCTCTACGAGCTCTGTTTCTTTAATTACATTGTTTTCGATGAGATCTTCTGCCTCTGAGGTGAAGTCCTCTAATAGTCCATATCTCATATCCCTGCCTCCTCTAATTCTTCGGGGGTTGCAGACTCAAGTAGGTTCTCATCAATCACCCCCCAGTGGTCCAAGCCGGAACCCATTTCGGCAATCGTTACTCGGTCTACCTCTACCCGGTTAGTAATAAAAACTAAGGTACCGCTATATGTATATAGCTCTTGTCCCGTAAATGCATATCTCATAATCGTTCGGTTTTAATTTTATTGCACTCATCTCTGATCATTGGGTGGTATAAAGCGTGGTTCTCCATCCCGGGTTCGTAGTTGGCACGGGCCCATTGGCGAAACTCTTTTTCTTCTTCTGGGTTTAGATCTCTGAAATGAATCATTTGTGTAATTTTTTAGATTTGTTAAACCATATACCTATTGATTTCTCTGATGCCTCTGTAAATTGGGCAAGGACGATCTCTATTGCTTCTGCCTTTGTTTTGCCCTCTTGTTGGAGCATATATGTGAGGGCTTTCTTGGTCCCCTGGAATATACCATCATCGGTTCTTTCCCTTTTCTTCTTTTTCTTCTTTATAATGGTCCGTACCCTCTTTCTCTTGGTTACGTTCCCCTCGGCATCCCTTTCTGCAATATACCCAAGCCTTAGCGAGGGGTGTATAATATCACCTGGGTCGAGTCCTTTGTACTCTACCGCTGCAGTGATTAAGTCTTCCACGTAATCATCATAGGAATCCAGTAATGTATGAAGTTGTGGTTCATAGAAGTTGTTCCGAAGCCAAGCGGATAGGACGGGGATATCAGCTTCAATGGCATCATCGAAAGGCATACCCCTGATAACGCATTCCCTTTTTAAATCCTTATACTTAAGATTACCAATATACCTATCGGCAGCTGGTAAGTCCTGTTCAAATTTCCTTTTCCTAGCCATCGCAATGTGATATTAATGTTGAAACAAGATGATCGTAGTCCTCTGACATAGCCTCATGTAGTACTTCATCGATTTCTTCTTTAGTCCAGTCTTCCAATCTGGCCTGTCGTCTAAAAGCCCCCATTAGTGAGTAAGCATTCCCATCGATTCCCTCTAAGGATAATTTAATGTTTTTTGGCATAACTAGTTTATTTTTAATTAATTATAATATAATAATGCAAATATAATAATATAATAACTAGGTATATCACGAATTGGGTCATTATTTTACCCCGTGGTAAAAAATAAGTCGGGGTTGTCGACTCGGTCTTCTCCTTTGGTATTTTTGGCACGTCTGGCCTTGACCTTTCGAGAGTCTCGGTCGAAGATGGCATGGTCAAGATACGTTCGGGATTTGTGTATATTTTCTAATTGTTTATAATTATATGTCTTGGCTAATAGTACTCTAAACTCTGGCCAGAACCTTTGGCCCGTCTTGCAGTTCTTAACCCCATTAAGAAAGTAATCAGAAACCAAGATGGCAAACCCCTCAGCCGTAGCTCGATTCGTAAAAAGGCATAACCCTATATCAGATATCTCATTGGTAATGGCTGCCTTCTTCTTAACACATATAATCTTGTGGTCATCATCCAGAAAAGATGAAATTAGGGGTAGGTATACCTTTTGATATTTACCACTATATGAATACCTCTCAATTATGGTCATTACTGAAAACTGAGGTAGAGTAGTTATATTCTTTAGGTGTTTAACGTTGCGGGCCTTGTTCCTCCTTTTAAAGGCGGATGGCTCCTGCATTTCAAGTGGTAAGATTCTGAAATTATTCCACCGGTCAAAGTCCATGATCAGGCTATATAGGTCGGTACTAGTCTGTGAGCCATTATCGCGGAGTTTCTTTATCTCGATAACGAGAAATTTTGATCTCCTGCTAGCAATGGAATAAGAAGGATCCTCCATTTGCTTTACCGACTGGGATATATTTTTCCTCTCCAGGATCGTAAGGGTAAGATATTCTTTGAATGGGAATGACAGGTTGACATCCTCTGGGAACAGACCCCCGTATTTTTCTAGGTGGTTGGTAAAAATCTCTAAGAACTTACGGGCCCGTTTTTGAATTTCTAAATATTTGAAATGGGCTTTGTTCATAATTTCCCCACTTTCCCAAGTGGATTTGCCATGCCCCAGAGATAGGGATACAGCTGTTTTCTCATCTGGATTTAGTATATCCCAGGCATCGTCATTTATATGGCTATTCTTCTGTGTCATAACTTATTTGGGCATAAAGCCTATCCAGGTTCCTTTTGCCTTTAAAATTTATCTCATCCAGAGATTGTTCTTTGCAGGATTTATCGAAGTCCGAATAGACTGTGTAAAATATATTCTCGAAGCTGACCACTGCTGTGGTTATCATAGTCTCCAGCAATAATCTTACTTTTACGGTCTTCTTACTCTCGTTAACATCAACTACCTCGGCAGTCATACCCTCATACGGGTATCCACGTAGTGTGAGGAAATCCCCTTCCTGTAATCGCTCTACCAAACCATCCGAGAATACCGAATGATCTTCTGCTGATTTTAGTAAGGCAACCATCTCTTCTTCAGTAGCAGTTGCAACATGTGGAAATTCCTCTGGTTTCTGTAATATTTTTATCCCATTTTCATCTACCGGTTCTTCCTCTTCCTCTTCAGTACACTTATTATCCATCCTAAGATTAGGCTTCTGCTTTATCAATTTAGAGGGGTCCTGAACCCATGCATATATGGCGGGTACTTCTTTTCTTAAATTTTTGAGGAACTCTACATCGCAAGCCTTGTCATAAGGTATTTGAAAGAACCCATAGTTGAATAGTAAGGGTACATATTCATACACGTTCTTGTTCTTGAATTGTTTTTTGAGAATCCTTACAGTTGGTATATATACCCTGATAGAGCCTAAACCCAATTCCATTAAGTCCTCTTCTACTGTATCGATTTTATCCCGGCTAATGTAAGCAACTACCCATAGATAATCAAATTTTTGTGGTGACATTTTTTAAGATCCTCCTAGCGGTTTGGTGAAACAAATTATAATCGGTCTTTACTAAGTCCTCCGAGTTTATGATTGTTAAGTTGTATTCCTTGTTGGTGAAGTGTATTACCCCATGTTCTGTTTCCCATGGCATGATAGCATTTAACCATGTTAAGAAGAAAGGAGTGTGTATCATTACGAAATGCATCCCAGCTTTCATCCCGTTCCTTCTCATAAATACTATGGGTAATTTATTTACCGATAAAGCATCCCTACTGGATTGTTCCCAGAAGTCTATAATTTTGTTTGATTTTTTCCCAATCAATCCCTGTAGTAAGTGCAGTATATCTAAATCTTCATGAAATTTACATTCTATAGAGAAGGCAAATCTCCTCCCATGTTTATCATCGATACAGACTATATCCCCGGATGTCTGGGATTTTTTCCAGTGTAACCCCCCGGATTGTGGGGTACGGGCAAATTCATATCCACTCCAGTCGGCCATTAATTTAGATACTACCCTTTCATTTCTACTGCCCTTTACCCTGCTATTTGTCATGGCCTTATGTTTTTATATATGTATATAGTACTTAACCCTAATGTCTGGTTTGCTTCTACTAGACTATAGTAGATGATGTTCCATTGAAGCTGATCTTTATGATGTTGGCATTGGTTGGATTGAATTCTGCCCTGTGGGTAACTAAGTATAAGCACTTGGTTTGAGCTTTATCCTGTATGAGTTCTGTAATAATCTCTATATTGTCCTTATCCAGTGATTCAAATACCTCATCTAGAACGAGTAAGGAACATTCCTTACTATCAGATACAATGTCATGGATAGCGAAGGCAGTAACTATATCAACCAATTGTTGTTGGCCACCTGATAGGTCATCGTAAGGTACTGGTTCATCATCCTTGAATACGTATGTCTGTAAGTCCCTGTTAGCTGATTGCATATCTATCATAAACCCCACTTGTAGTCCTATGAATGTGGTGTAATATTCCAATCTTTCATTTATGTCGTCCAACATCATGTTAAAGATGAAGGCCTTAAGTCCCGAGTTTGATAATGGGTCTTTAACTAACCATTCATACGTTTCTACATCCCGCCTGGATTTTCTTACCAGCTTAGCCTTCTCCCTTTGGTCAGCGGTTATGCCCGATAGCTCGATTGTTAGATTAAAGATCGTATCATCAAGCTTTTCTTTCCGGATAGCTTGTATGTTTTCCTTATAGGTTCTTAACCTACCCCTCTCATTAACCAGGTTCCCTTTTAAGACTTCTAGTCTATTAAGTTCTTCATTAATAATATCTATGCTCTCAAGTAGTTTATTTGCACTAGCTATATCTGCAGTAAGCTCTTGTATTTGCCCAGTTAGTATACTTACATATACTAAAGCTTTTGCATAATTTTCTTCATGTTCAGATAGGTATTTCTTCAGGGTCTTCTTAGCGGTCTTCTGCTCTATCGCAGTATAAGATTTTCCACATTTATCGCAGGCAGTAACCATGTTATCAATTCGGGCTTGACAAGTTATGCTATTGGCCCTAGTATCTTTAGTGTCCTTTTTGGCCATATCCCTTTGCATCTCTAACTTAGTTATTGACTTTTCTAACTTCACTATTTCGCTGTGAGATAATGAATCCTTCTCGAATATCTCCAGTTCATATTCCTGGATTGAAATGTTGGCCTCTATATCTTCATTGTCTTCTATAACCTTGATCTTTTCCTTTACCGCTTTTATATGCTCCTTCTGAGCCTTTATCCGGGTCTTCTTGGTATCCTCGAAGGAATCGAGTAGTTTTTGCTGAGCCTGTATCTCCTTGTCCTTAGCCTCTGCCTGCATAACTAACATTTCCCAGTTATGGGTATCAGTACTAAATTCCGTTCTTAATTCTTTAAGCTTTTCATTGGCGATGTCCTTTGCTTTAGAAATGTAGGTAACTTCGAAAGCATCATCAAATACCTTCTTCTTATTTGGGCCGGTCTCAGCGATGAGCCTCTTGAGCTTCTGACCAAATATGATGGAGTTTTTAAATAATTCATAAGTATACCCTAAGTGCGTTTCTAATAATTGCTGTGTTTCTTTCTTATCGAGGTCCTTATCTATTTCGCTATCTATTTCTAGGACCATGGCATTTTTGAACTTGGGGTAATTCTTGTATCGAGTGACCGTAAACTCTAGGTCATCAATCATAAAATCCTGGACCACCTTTGTACCCTTATAGCTCGATGTCCTAGTATGCTCCCAAGGGTCAACAGCACCCGATAGGGGTTTTCCATATAATACCCATACCAGTGCATTTATAAAGGTTGTCTTACCACTACCGTTAGCAGCTTGAATGATATTCATACCCGGCCGATCCCAATAGAAGGTTTCTTCCTGTACAGGGCCATAGCCCTCGACTGTCATTTTCCCAAACTCAATCATCTGTTTCGCTTAATATGTTAATCAATGCATTTATCTTTCTCTTGTTTTTAATCCCTGTTTCCTTGGCATACCTTTTGGCCATTTCCCCCTTTTCCATTGTAGGCCTAAATTCCGCCTCGGATTGCTTCTTAATCTTTTTCGGTGTTGGGATTTCGGTCCAATAATCATCGGTATCTTCATGTTCTTCGCCTTCTTTAAAATACCTGAATGTGGGAGTTTTGAGGGGTATGAATTCTACAGAGAAATCATCATATACCTCTAAATAGCCCATTTCGGTTCCCGCATCGGATTTACGTTGTTGATTAGGTGCTCCCACCATATATACGTTGTCCGATACCTGGGTATGCTTATGGATATGACCTGCTAGAACTAAGTCAAAGTCCTTAAATAGCGCGAGGGATTCCCTAGAAAAATTTTGTGGATTTGGCTCATACCCGGACGGATCAGGAGCCCCATATAATTCTGTATGTAGCATGAGGATTTTCTTACCTTTAGTATGGCTTGCGGTTTTAATTTTGGCTACTATATCAATGTTTCTCCTTGCATAGGCTAACCCAATGACCTGGATATCTCCGAGTTCATATTGGTTATCATCAATACATATTATCTGTTCAGGAAATGCATAAGACATGGCCCTATACAAAGAACTGTTTATATTACCATCATGGTTGCCCGTTATACCGACCATTTTAGCCCGATAAAACTGGTACCTAACGTTTTTCATAAACTCGGTAAACATCAAAAGGGTTTTAGTTGATAAACCCTTTGGTGTGTGGAATAAATCCCCGGGCATTAGGATGGGTACTGCCTCCTCGTGTGACCGATAGAAGAGATCCCTTAATATACCCGTGGTTGTTAATGTTCTTACATCGTCATCATTGAATTGTTTCCAATCATGAAAGTGTATATCTGATGCACATAGTGCTATAAGTTGTTTACCCATCCATTTATATTTTTAACACGTGTTTCGAAGTCCCAAGCATCAATTTCTAATACCTTATCCTTTAATTTCGGAAAGACAGAATGGATTACCCAACTCATGGTATTATCTACCATACCCTGATAATATCTGTTTTGGATCCTACGGTGATCGTCCTCTAAAACTGTCTCATCATTAAACCTTAGGAATATAAGTAAATCTACCCATTCTAAGCCCTCCTTGATTAATTCGATGAAATTCAATATATCATCCTCACATAATTGGGATCCATTTTGAAGCATGATGTATGTGAGGTTATCAATATAACTTCTGTCTGTTATGTATGTAGGGTGTAAAGCTGCTTCCTTCATCCTACTACGTAGTATATCCCATTGGTAGTTGAACCCCAATGCTGGATTTAGTAGTGATTCTTTGATGGCTTGAGCATGGTTCTTAAAACCGTATTTACGCCATGTTATTTTAGCCCCCGCTGAGAATAAAGTTAAATCATGTAGCTCTGAGATATGATTAGCCAGGGTAGTTTTACCAGTACCGCTGGCTCCGCAAATCATTATCTTCATGTCTTTAATCTTGGGTGGTACGTGATAGCCTCTATGGGCATCTGTTATTCCGTCGCTCATCGTAAGTTTTTAAATGTTTTTATAAATTGTGGTTTCAAGAATGAGTTCATCTCATATTGCCCGCATAGTCCTTTAAGCTTAATAGCATCATATTTTGCATTGGGATCCAAGTAGGGGATCGATTTATGCATCAGAAATTTACGGTAGAAATATTTTAGGTCTATCATTTTCTTATTCAGTATCATAAGCTCGGCTAATTTTTCATTGTCAATTTTCCCAAACTTATCCCCCGATATAAGGAACTCTTTAACTGACCCATACTTTTCAAGTAATTGAGAGGTTCTTTTTGGACCCATGCCCGGGTATCCTGGTATATGGTCAGACTTATCTCCCATCAGTGATAGATAATCTACACATTGATATGCATGGTAGCCTACTTCCTTGTGCATATTAGAATACCCATATATCTTACCCTTAGTGGTATTATATATAGAAATCTCACCATTGGTATCATCAGGAGCTTGGGCCAGCTGGTTGAAATCTTTATCACCCGATACAATAATTACGTCCCAGCCCTTAATGGCATATCTCCTGGCCACCATAGCTATGAGATCATCGGCCTCCATATATTTCTGCCATACTATTGATAACCCTAAAGCCATGAATGTATCTCTACCAATATCCTTCTGCCTGTAGAAATCATCCTTGTCAAAGCCTAACTTCTGGTCCCTTTGTTTGTAAGAAGGTAAGAGACCCATTCTAAACTGGTCCCTACCTCCATCGAATGTAACTACTACCTTGTTCGGGTCTAACCTGCGTATTAAACTCTCAGCTACGTAGGGCATGCCATATATAACCCCAGTCTTAACTCCATCAAGGGTTTTCAAATTTGAAAACTTGTACAGAGCCCGATAGGCTAAGTGGTTACCGTCGAATATTACTAATTTCCTATTCCTCATCTGTTGCTTTGGATTTAGTGACCATGACTGGGTACCTATTGATACCCTCCTTTGCTAACCTTGCAATCTTCCGGGCAGTCTTAGATAAAGTATTGACCCCTGACTTCCTTATTAACTTTTTCCTAAGGTCGATGTCCTTGTTAAGTAATGCTTCCAGAGCATCCTTACCCTCAGCAATCTTAGTCTCACCCATGAAGTACCCTCTTTTACCTGTGACTGTTTCTACTGCCCCCGTCTTGATTAACAACTGGGATAGTCCGCAGTACTTACTAAAACCAACCCTACCATGCTCAGCATTAAAATAGATCTCAGTGGTAAAGGTTGGTCTTGGTGGTGCAACCTTATTTTTCTTCATCCTAACCGATACCTCGTTACCTAACCATACCTTACTGTCCTTGTTACCTTCAGTAATTTGTTTCTTTTGAAAGAATGCCATTCTCTGCGATGCAAAGAATTTCATAGCATCCCCACCTGGTGTAGTATCTGGGTCCTCAAACATAGTAGCTCCGACTTTTTTCCGGAGCTGGTTTATAAAGATAACTGTGATACCTAATTCTGCAAATAATTGATTCCTTATCCTTAGGTATTTATATAGTGCCTTAGCTCGATTACCCATTTCTGCTTTAGCTTCCAGTTGCTCTGAGTTTATGTTTGCCTCGCAATCTAGTGCAGCAGTAGAGTCAGTCACTAATAATATTGGTTCATTATTCTTGAGTCTAGACCTGAATGTTACTGCCATGTCTGCAGCCCAGTCTGATATCTTCTCAATAGCGGTTTCATTGTAGATCATTACCTTATCTAAATCTAAACCATTTTGTTCAGCCCATGAAGGATCGAATGCTTGCTCTGCATCATTCCAAAGAACTATCCCACCCAGATACTGGGCAGCATAAGCAAAGTCCATGGCCACTAGAGATTTTCCAGATGATTCGCCCCCGAATACTTCAAGGATTTTACCGTACGGGATTCCTCCACCCATGGTATAATTAAGATATATATTCCTGGAGGGAATCCATAAGGAATTTTCAGGTAGTACTGTTACCTCGCTAGCCCGACCAGAACCCTGGTATTTCTTAGCAAGAGCAAGGTCCGTTAGTATGGACCCTGCTTTTTTTACAACCTTCTTTGCCATGATTATAGGTCTCTCTTTTTCTTAATAACCTTCTTTGTACCAGTACGTTTCTTGGCCGGCGCCGGATCATCATCGTCATCCGGATCAATACCTAAGAATTTCTCGATGTACCCCTTAGTGGTATCATAATCGGGAATGATATCCCCTACTACTGCCTCCATATCATAGGTACCTTTGAATTCTTTCGGAGTTGGAGTAGGCTTGCATGGCTTGACAGAATATACTGTGTCCAATTTTCCAGAGCCAGCCCTGGTAACCTTGATATCATACCCATCAACTGGGTCTGTCATATCCCCCCATTCATCATCATCGAGATAGAGTTCCAGGATATCCTGGTATACCCCTGATGTTATGAGTAAGAATTTAGGTGAGTTGTTTTCATCTACTTCCTTACCCCGATCATCCTTATAGAATACACAGTAGGCCAGGTACTTCTTACGGGGTGCAAACTTACCAGCTAATTCCTTATCATCGTCGTCAGATGACTTGGATAATTCATCATAGCTTTCCAGGATTGCACATGGTTGGTTAAATGTTGATGGTGATACTACCCCTTTGATATCTGAGCCTAGGTAGAATTGGGTTACCTCTTTGATAAACTCTTCCTCTTCACCCATGAAAAGGATTCTGATACGGACTGTTGTGTCCGCCTTCTGAAAGAAGATTGCCCCAGAACTACCCCGAGCTTTTAAAGCTGCCTTCTTTTCCTCTAACTTTTCTTTTAACGTTTTCTTTGCCATTGTCTGTTTTTATTTATTGTTTAAAAATTGATACCTTACTTCTCTTTTCTTATATTAGCGCTGAGCGTTTGTATTAATGAATACCTCTGTTCGAATGACCTTACGCATACTTCAACAACATCCGATTGATGTTGTGCTTCGTGATACTCCATGATTGTCCGCTGATACTTACTAGAGTTGGTTGCTTTCTCCTTAGCCAACTCATTTGCGGTTGGTCTACCAGTAAGGTCATCTATTTTTTCCTTAAACCTTATGTACATCTCAGAATAGGTTTTTTCCATTTCCCTTTTCTTATCCTGAGATGTTCTGATTAGTTTCTTGTGTAGCATAAGTAGGAAAGCATAGGCAGAAGGTTGGTCCTGTATCTCCCTGTTAATAGTATTTTCATCTACTATTACCTCAGCATATAGGTTAAAGGAAAAGTCCTCATCACCATATTTTACTTTAACATTCATTAACTCTGAACTGAATGCGTACTTAATTATCTGTCCCTTCTTCATGTGTTGTTCTTTAATATATAATAGTATTTTAAGTGACCCATTCTGTATAATTTACTTGTGGATCGTAGTCCTTTAGCCCTCCCCAGCTTTTTCCCATTTCAAAATCCACCTTCATTTCAACATCCTTTACTTCGAAGTTAAACCATAGCTTAGTTTCTGGGCTTCTGCATATATCATATAGCTTAGGAATTGTATCATGTATATCTGCTGGATCCATATAAAATATGAGGGAGTCATGAACAGTTCCGACTTGCTCAAGTGATCTAGGTAAAGTACCACCAATGATATGTTCCCGAATGAGTATAGAACTGAATAATGTGAAGTCTGATGCAGCTCCTTGTATTGGGGCATTAACTGCCTGTCTGAGGGCTTCAGCTTTCTTTCCCCAATTGTCCGAGTCGACGTTAGGCAATCTTCGTTTTCTACCAAACAGGTTCTTAACATACCCGTGCTTGGTAACATACCTCTGTTGTCGCTTAATATGTTTGGCAATAGCTGGGAATTGCTCATTAAAGTTATCAAGAAATTCCTGTGCTTCAACAATTGAGACCTTGTGATCCTCAGTAGAAAGTGTAATTGATAACTTCTTTGAGGTTTGTCCGTAAACAATACCGAAATTAATAGTTTTTGCCTGCTTTCTTCGTATCTTCCACTTCTCGAACTCACTGTTCCCTTTATCATCATAGATCTTTTTAATCATATCGTAGTCCTCATCATACTTAAGGCAAGCAGAGGCAAGGTGGACGTCCTTGCCGGTTTTAAACCAGGAGATCATGGTGTGCTCCTTTGCTTCTGCTGCCAATACTCTTAGCTCGGCCTGAGAGTAATCGAGCTGCATCATTAATTTTCCGGGTGGAGCAATGAACATCTTTTTGATATCACTAGAGGTGGTATCCCTTGGTATGTTCTGAAGGTTGGGGTTGCGGCTCGAAAGCCTTCCCGTAACGGTCCCATGTAACAAAAAACCTCCATGTATTTTATCATTAGAGTTTAGTTTTTCCCACATACCAACCACATAGGTGGAGTTCATCTTGGTTAGCCCCCTTAGTTCTAGGAGTATTTTAATAAATTCTGTTTCATCAAGTTCCTGTAATTCTAGGAGTACTGACTCATCGGTTGATGGCCTATCAGATATCTGTTTGGTCTTCTTATCCTCTGTATATCTAATTATATCAAACATAAACCCATCAGTACTATCGAAGAGTAGGTCTATCATTTGCTTAGTACTATTGAAGTTAGTGGGGGCAATGAGTTCTAGTTCTTTCTTTGTTGTAAAGTCCCCAGCTAAGTATCTTGATATCTTAGCCTCTCTACTCTTGACCAACCTTTCACTACCACCCTCTAAATCTATTTGTTCAATCTCTTCTTTTAAATCAGCAACCATCTTTTTCTTAGTGGCAATAATTTTACCAGCCTCATATTCTAGGATGATAGGTAGGTTCCTTAATTTAACTTCGCAGGTTTTTATCTTCTCAGCATAGGTGGCCTTTAAATTCCTAAGGTATGCTCGGTCCGTGTCCAAACCCCTATAGCTCGCAGCTGAAAGGACTCTGGATGCCATCATCATCATGTTCCTAAAGAATGGGTAGAACCCGTTGTCTATTAATCTTCTCTCAAAGAATACCCATAGCCTAAAAGTCAGGTCAGAGTCTAATGCACAGTACTCAGCCAACTCATCTAAGGGTACATTAGACCAGAACTCAATGATCCTTTCTTGGGGGGCTTTAGGCCCCGGTGCTCCAACTAAATTATACCCTGCATAGTCTGGGATAAACCTATCTACCATTTCTTTTAGGCCATGGGGTCTTTCTTCATCCAACAAATACTTGGCAAGCATAGTATCAAAGACCCTGCCTGCCATTACGATGCCGTATTTACGCCACCAATTAATTTCATATTGAATGTTCTGTCCTATCTTTACGATCGCATCATTCTGGATGACCTCTCGCCCAAAATATTTTAGAACCTCCACCCATTCATTATTATTAAGGAAACAGGAATCCTTATGAGCAAGTGGTATAATCCATGCACTACCCGGTTGAAATGATACACCGAGCAATGTCGGGTAACTACCGGGGTACATAGCATTGGTACCCCAAGTTTCGTAGTCGGAAGAAGCATAGCCAGTCTGTTTGCAATAAGCAACCAACTGGTGTAGCTCCTCCCAGTTCTCTACGAGTTTGTATTTATATCTTCTGGATATCATCAATACAAGTTTTCAGTTTTGGCCAATCCTTTTTGTAGGCATGTAGTGAACCGATGTTGTGGAATAGGTAACCGGGTTTCATGTTGATCTCCCGTGAAACATATTCCATAAGTTTAAATGCTAGGAATACATCATTACCGAAGTGGGTTACTACATCCGCTGACCTTTGGTTATATATGATATTAACCTTGTTGTCCCTTACCAGAACCTGATAATACATGGAGCACGGTACACGTGCTACCCCACCCAGATTGTTGGGGTCTATCTGAGCATCCCAGACATTTATAATAGCCTGACGTGAGTCTGGGTTCCCACGTAGTTCCTTAATGGCAGAGGCAAGTGAATCTTTCATCCTGGTGTTGTAATCATAATCAAATTCACCATTGTTAAGAAATTCCCTCCAAAGTTCTCCTCTGATCTTCCAAGCAGTACCCGGATTAACATATAGTGGGCTGATTCTCTCCATAAATTCCTCCTCTGCCCAGTACTTTGACCTGGCATCAGCAAAGAATAGATAGCTCAGTTTGTTAAGGCTGGTTAAGCAGTAAGAGTAGTTCGTGATTTCCTTTGTGAGGTAATTATCATCATCAGATACATCCTTGTTCTGCATTGATTTAGGGTGAACGATGTGTCCCATCTCAAAAACTTCCCTGAAGATCTCTGACATAAGCTCGTAGGCATTCGCATAGACTCTCATTATCCTACGGGTATTAGCTTCATCATGATGTCGAGCTGGTTCATTACCTTGTAGGTATGCTCTCCATATTCATCAAGATTAAGTTTAACATCCAAACCCGCATACTGACTGTATACTATTATATCGCCCGTGTTGTACATCATTGGGTTATCCTTACTACCCGTACCGCTTAAAACTACGGTCCCCAATCCGGGTACATCCTCTTCCATTCCTGCGGGTAAGATTATACCCCCGGCCGATTTAGAATCCTTTTGGTCCATTGGCAAAACCACTACCCGTTGTTCTGCTGGCAATCCTTTGTGTTTCTTCATAGTATTTATATATTTATTATTAATAGTACTCCGGGTTCAAAGTAATAAGTCTTTGGCCTTAAGCGGTGGGTTAGGTAACTTCTGCAACCTCTTTGCTGACCTGAGATGTACCTTGTATTTAATAGTTTCGAGAGCCTCTGGTTTACTAAACTTTTCGTAGATATCCATAATCCTAGTCTCCATAACACTATGTTCAGGGTCAATAAATGTATGGAGGTCCTTGTGCCCATGGTACATAACAAAATTCTCAGCAGAGATATACATATTGCCGCAGAATAATTTTGCTGAGGCACTAACATCATCACCATATATGTACTCGGTAATCCTTTGTACTAATACGAAGTCCATGAGTAACCTCTTGGTTACCTCTGATGATCTGATGTTAATAAGTAACACTGGGTTATCATGCGAGTGCCTTCTCTGGAAGGTTAAAGAAATTAAGCACCCATGTCCTGAACCATGGTGATTAGAGAATTTGAAGGTGTGATTGTAGTTGGGTGTTTTCTTAGCCTCCCTAGTTAAAATATCGCTCTTAACCAAATCCACTATATTCATATCTACATAATTGGATTTAAGGATGGACCACTTCTGTTTCTTGTACCCAAAGATATCACCGAAGTCAAACTCAGGATCAACCCAGAGTTTATTGAATTCCATGAAGTGGTCATAGGATATTACCTGTGACCCACTCCTTGTACCACCCTTTCTCTTTACTACTTCCTCCTTAGTAGCAAGGAACTCATTGACCCATTCCCAAGCTTCTTGGCTGGTGGCATGTTTACTTCTTATCATAAGCTTTGTCTCTTGATATCAGTACTTACTACTTATGCGGAACTGGTTAACCTTGTTTTTCTTGAAATAAATTACGAAGATGGATTCCTTAGTAAACCCAGTAAAGGCAAAGAATTTAAAGAGGGCAACTGTTGCCTTCATCATTTGTTCTTCATATTGGTTGAAGTCTGTCATCATCTCGGTCTGCTTCCAAGGTTTATTCTTAAGGGTATTCCTTGCGATCTGAAGATAATAGGTGATATCCCATAGATATTGTTTCATAATATCTTGTCTGTTCATACCTAGTTGCCTACCACCCCTTAGGAATTCATCATCGAGCATGTGGTCCTTGATTACCCATCGGCAAGGAATCTTTTTGTTAGCCACATCCTGGTGTACTAATTGCTCTCCGAGTTTCATGTAGAGTTCTAGCATATCAGGGCCCTTAAGATATTGTGATTCGGGCATAAGATCCAACCAGAAACTCAGGGAATTAACTTCGTACCCAGAATATATCATTAGCTCTAGCCAGAAGTGGATGGCATCTGATATCTCCTCGTTAAAATTTTGGAGGTGTGGTACCATCTCTTCTTCTTCTTTACCATGATGAAACATATCCATCATAATAAGATAGGATTCGAAGCCTTCTCCAAGCTCTTCAATAATTCTCCCAGAAAAATCCTTTACTAAAGTCTGAGCCGCTCTGGTGTTGATATCCAGTGGGTACTCTGGTAGACTTTCTATTCCGATGTACTGGTTTAATAGTACCTTCTGTAAGGCAAAGATCTCAGCAAATGCCGTAGCCCCTGGGTACTGTACTCCCTCTTTAAAATCCCTAATATCCATATTTTTTTTATTTTTTAGTTTTGATCATATAATTGTTTAATTGTATCCTTTGTTAGTCCAGTTCTCTTTGATACTACCAATATAGTTTTCAACCTTTTATAATTTTCTACCCTATATTCAGCAATCATTTCTTTGGCCTCTTCCTTTTTCTTTACCCCCTCCTTGTCTGACTCTTCAATATCTTTGAACCTTTGCTTACTCTCGATGTTGAGCCTCTCCTGGTGTAATCCTTGAGCCATTACTATTGCACAGAATTCTGAATCTCCACAGGATTTACATTCTTTTGCAAGTAGGTCGTGATGCTTACCGAAGCAGGGGTCATCATCAGAACCCAATGATAAAATATCAAGGGGTTTTAAAAGGTCGTGGTCTTCCTCTTTTATTTTCTTCCTACTCTTTCTGTCATTTCCCATTATTTATATAGTATTTATTATATATAGTCATCCTCGCTTACGGGCTTTTAAAGAATTACTTATCTTCTTCTTATGTTCCTCGGAGAGGGGACCTCTTGGTCTTCTATTACTATTCTGTACTTTCATACTTACCCACCTTAAATTCCCTGGTTCATAGTTCCCATCATTACCTATACGATCCATGGTTAAACCCTTTACTTCGTACCCCTCTAGTGTAGAAATATATGTATTAAAAGCCATGAAATCATGTACCCAAGGTTCATGCATGGTTATACCTCTTGCCCCATAGAATTTATAGTTCTTACTGGATTCTTTATAACACCTGTTCTTTATACTGGCCCAACAACTTCGCGTTTTAGTACCGGTCATACCATGTTTCTGCCTATTAGAGTTAGCCCCACAACCGCAGTTACTAGTACTACCATTTTTTATTGAGTGTATTCTACCTATAAACTCTTTACCACATGTACACCTAATGATGGCCCTTCTCTTTCTTTGACCAGAGGGTAAGATTTCGGGGTCACTTTCCTTTATGTAGGTTAAATTATATGGTCCTAACTTATCACCCATTTTATATAATATCCTCATAGTCTAAGATTTTTGGTATGTATTACATCGTCATAGTCTTGACCTACGTCTATAATATTTTTCTTTTATATCCTTATCTAGGAATATAACTTTAAACCCTTGTCCTAGGTAATAATCTATTCTATGCCTAGAGTGCTTTTCCAGATAGAAACCAGTATCCCAGTGATCGGAGTAGTATACTTTCTTCATAGACTCGTGGGTTCTAACTGCCCTACCTATTAATTGGAGGGCATTAATGTATGAGTCACCAGCTGCTGCATTCTGCATGTATCTAATCAGTGGCATGTTCTGACCAAGCTTAATGATCAAGGATGATATTAGGATATCTATTTCTCCTCGCTTAAACTTATCAAGGATTTCTTTTCTGTCCTTGACCTTGTGATGGATGAAGGACACCCGATAACGATCACCGAATCTTGCTTGGTAGACTTTGTAGAGGCGTTCAACGTGCTCATGGTATTTACCGACGATGAGGATAGGGTAGCAGCCTCGCTTAAGATAATATTCTGTACGTTGCATAGAAACTCTTTCTCTCTCTCGATTATTCGTAATAGCCTGTTTGTATTCTTCTGCATAATCCCCCTTGATTTTTATGGTAGTGTTCCCCTTAACTATTTTTATAACAATGGGTGTTGAGTAACCCAGTTCCATTAGTTCTATATTCTTTATGTTATAAACCTCATCCCCAAAGAATTCCCTGACATTCATATTCTTTGTTGGATCCTTATGTCCGAAGGCAGTACCAGATAGCCCCACCCTTACAACGGTGTTATACAAGGCAGTGACCACCTTCTTATTTGTTTTACTGGTGACCAAGTGGCACTCATCGAATAATACCACGGTATACCGAGCCAGCTTAGAGGAGAACTCAGTGAGCCTATTCCTAAGGGTGGGGGTCATGCATACCATGATAGGTGCCCACTTAACATTCTTACCCTGCATGTATCCCCAGTCATCCCCGAACATAGAGGGCATGTCATCAAGGAACTGTTGGTAAAGGTCAGTGTTGTTAACCAATATCAAACTCATGGCATCGGGTATTGATTTATGAATGAGTGCGGCTATAATGGTCTTACCTGCGTTCGTTGCTGCCCCTATTACCCCTCTTGGAAATGGTAAGTCATCAATTGTGTTCCCAAGTATACTCTCTACTGCTTCTAATTGGTATGGTCGAGCAGTAAATTCCCCTATTTTAAGTGGTATTGCACTGGTTTCTAGTGGTATACGACTATCTACAATGGTATATTCTTCTTCGTATTTTTCTATTAAACTAGTAACCATTGGGAGGAGTCCAGTTTTAGCATACCCAGCATCGGTTAAGAACTTTATCTTACCATCCCAACCTGGTTCCATGTAGGGTCTTAGATACCATTGGTTAGGATGCTTGACTTTCATATCTTCATGTATCTTATTAAGGATACGTAAGTTTCCTGTCAGCTTAAACTTATTGTTATTTAATTCAATCTTTATCATGATATTTATGGCAATCTATTTCAAATATTTCTTTGTTATTGTCCTTCAACCATTGAACTACTTCAAGCATGGTTCTCTTAGAAGCTCTGCTTAAGCATATTAATAGTACGTTCCTACCTTCGGGGTATAATTTGGCTGTATTCCATATACTATCCGGTAAATTATTAGCCGCTAATTCTATTGGATGGATATCCATTATTTTTTGATTTTAATATTCTGTTCATAACAAAACCTAACCACTCGTTCGTTAGCCTTGATCCCTACTAGCTGTGTAGGGTGGGGGATACCACCTGAAAAGTCTAGGCCAGCAAATTGAGCTTGAATGTATATCTTTGGGGATATGTTTAACTTCTCAGCCTGTTGCCTAGCCTTTACAAACCATACATACTTATCTGGTAACTCATCCAGTCTATCAAACATACCCGTACTCTCAATAATTCTCTGGGCATATACTTTATACATCTCCTGAGTCATGGTAGAGTCATCGTCCTGTTCTATGTCTAGCATAGCCTGATAAGTAACACATATACCCTCATACATGTTGATATATTTATTCAGTGCAAACTTCTGCATCTTAGATAACCCTATCTCTATGTATTTTATAAACCCATACCTACGTGTTAGGTTAAATTCATTAGTAAAGTTCAAGGCAGAAGCAGCTACTTGTTTAACCATCTCCCAGTCCTTACCCGCTGGTAAGATCAGAGAAATACCACGGTGTTTCAGGTGTTTTCTTTTTGCATAAATTAATTTCGCAAGTAGGTCGGCATCATACCTTGAAGCTTTTACCAAATTCTTAGCCTTCTTTTCCATCCGGTCGTTAGTCACCGCTACGGTTCTAGTATTTATAGAGTGAGGGGCAGATCGTAGGAATACCTCAGAGGTTAACCCATCCAGTTGGGCATCATCTTCTATTCCCAATATAATACCAATGATCCTTTTAAAATCACTGTATTTGATATGTAAGCTCGGATCTCTTTTCATTTTATTTCATGATAATATTTTAGTAATTCATTATACCTCATCCATTTAGTTTGGCTAACTAAATCTAGAGTAGTCTCCTTACCTAGGTCATTGATATCTTTACCTTCGGGTAACATAATGACCTTTATTTTCTTATGGTATGCCATTTCTAATCCTATCTTAAAGGCATCATCCAGAGCATCTGGGTCCAGTAATATAACTACCCGCTTGACATCTGATTTAAGTATCATTGATATCTGGTAGTTAGATATCTTCTTACCCCCCGTTGCTATACCTTGGCTACCTATGGTCTCGGCATTGATAGCCCCCTCTGCTAGATAAATAGTGTCATACAACGCAAGTGCATCCATATTATATAATATAAGAGACTTGCCTAACCCAAACTCATCTATCTTTGGGTTATTATATTTAGGACCACTACCCATAAATCTACGGGCATTATAATATATTAATTTACCGCCTATGTAGAATGGGATAACCAAGTATCCATAATAAGAACCCGCAGTACCATACCCCCAACCCTTATAAGACATTTCTTCTGGGTCGAATCCCCTGCTCTTAACGTATGACCTAGCCGTCCTAGATATCCTGCTATCCCCTATAATTAAACTCCTGAAGCCCTCAGGGAGTACTGCATCTATCCTTTCTATCCTTTCTATGACGGGCTCCAGGTATGCTCTACCCTCATATATATTAAGGAAAGCCCATAACTCACGGTACTCAGTGAAATTCTCAATGTCCATGATCAACCTAGTGGGAGATGGGTTATACCCGCATATAAAGCAGTTTGTCCTATTGAGTGGGATATTAAAACCAAACTTATCGACACGTCCACAGCTTGGGCAGTTCCCTTTAAGCCAACCCCTACGGTAATCTCTCAGTCCTAATGACTTGACAGCGTAAGAGTATATCTTACCACGTATGTCTTTCTTAAGCATCTAGGTCCCCCCTTTTCTTTTTAGAACCCTCGTATGAGGTATCTTCTTCGTCCTCTCCTTGTGGGCTATATGTTTTGTAATACTCATCGAGAGCAGATCGTGATAGGGGCTTGAGTCTTTGCTTCTCTAAATCAATATTAAATATTACCCTACCATTAGGTGGCCCGTCTCTTTGGTCTACTATCTCTAGCCTTTGTAATCCATTCTGTTCTTCTCTCTCAGTCCGGTTCAATCCATATATACCCTGTACATGCCTTGTTATATCTATTGCTCCTGCAACATCAGTTGATTCATAGCAACCTTTCTCATTCTTTTTAGCGGCTTCCCTAGTAACGTGTTGAGCGGTCCAGATCATATCCAGGTCCTTCTCTAAGGCTAGGTTCCCCATATCTATATAGGCTTCACCAATCCTTTCATGTAGAGTATCCTTCCCAGAGATAGCACCCATCTTACCCACGTAATCTACTACTAAGATATGAACTCTGAAATTATATTCTCTATATAAATAATCCATATAACTACTTATATCAGCAGAGGTAGTAGTAAGGGCGGGGAATCTTTTAACTACTATCTCCCCTCCTACTGTTTGACTTTTCCTAGCCTGTTTCTTAATGGCCCCATCATAATCCCCATCCTCATCTAGGATCTGCTTCTTGGTTACGTTAGCAAGAGACTGTTCTATTCTCATAAGAATTTCATCTTCCCCATTATCAAGGTCTATTACTAATACGTTTTTCTTGTGGTATTGCATGTACCTCAATGAAATATTAACCAGAGTACCCGTTTTAAATTTCTTAGCCCTGTCCAGTATAACATGGATACTACCCCTAGCATAACCCCCGGCATTAGTGAGGGCATCCATTTGTTTCCATGGCATGGGTATGATAGAACTTCTATCTTTTCTTCGTGCCTGCCTATGCTTTAGGTCTTTTAATAAGAAAGACCCCATTTCATCCATTTTCTGGATTCGTGGTGATATTGCCTTCTGTATTTTACGGGAGAACCCATCATAGTTTTCGTAGTCTAATAGGTTAACGTTCTCTACCTCATGTTTTAAATCTACATACTGTGCAAACTTTTCTGTTATTGCTATTATCTCATCTCCATCTTTAACTATCCCACCATAAAGGTTTTCTCCCAAGGATAGAATCTCCTTCCTATCTTCCTCGGTCAGGGTATTGACGAAGTCTTTATTATCAAATGTTTTATGTAACTCTACAGTAAGAATTATTAAACCCGGTATGACTTTCTTTCGTTTGTAATACCTCTTTAACGTGTAGGCTAAGACAGCATGCTCAGTGAGTGTAAAGTATGTGTCATCGTATAATCCTATAGCTTTGTACCCGTTCTTATCTTGAACTGTATACCTAAGTAAATCGAACTGGAAATCTGTTGTAAATTGGAATTTCATATTACCTTAACTAATTTATCTATATATATATAGTCTTAATAGCATCCGCGGTGCACTAGCATTTTTGTGTTAAAGATTTTGCCCTGTGTATTTGCATAATATATATATATATAGTATATTTGGTTTGAAATCAATATTAACTCTTGGGGATAATGGAATTACACAGACTCACTACAATGAAAGAAGGGTATGACGAAAAACTCTTCAACCAACTCTACAAAGAAACAGAAGCATTACGAAGATCACTAACCTATCAAGTTGACCACAGGAGGTATGGAGTTACACCCGATATCATTAAGTCTTGGTTCGATGATAAGTTTATATTCGTCTTCAATAAATATTGTGATGAAGGGATTACAGATGGACAGCTTAAAGGTAGGATTATTAACGCCTTAAAAACTTTTAAGTTTAGGATGTTAAGAAAAGCCTACGCAAAGAATAACATCTATCTAAATGAAATCAGATTAGATGGTGAGAAGGGTTTAATAAATATCATACCATTTGAGGAGGAGATTACAGATCATAGTCTATTCCTTGAAATGGCTTTAAAATACCTGAAAAAGAACCTATGTGATGATGCATTACTAATATTAGAAGTGGAATTAAACCCCCCACCTTTTATATTAGATAGGTTAACTGCTTCAAACACAAAAATACCCAGCAAGTTAATTGCCGAGTATCTTGATTTGGAACCTACTAAAGATAGCTCACTTTATATTAATGATCTCCGCTCGGAGGTTACCTATTGGATATCTCAAGCTAAAGAGGTTTTAAATTAGGAATATGTTTGCCACCCCGTTACTGTTATATGGATTGAA